GATGAAAAGGATGTTTATTATAATTTTGAAACCAAAACATTTTATATCTAATGGCATATAAAAACACTGGAGAATTCAACATCCTTTATCCTACAAGACGGAAGGTTGCTAATAAAACACCATTCAAAAATGATTAAATACGGCTAACTATTATGAGTTCTTACTACAATTTATTAGCATCAAAGAAGAGAAGCCAATCAGCTGTTGACCCTGATGCACAAGCGTTCATCACAGCGGCTGCTATTACTGATAACACCCAAAAGAATGCTATTAATACTTTAGTACTTGACTTAAAAAGTTATTCTATTTGGACTAAAATGAAAGCTATTTATCCAGTAGTAGGTGGTACAGCATCACAGCATAAATTTAATTTAAAAGACCCTAGAGATTTAGACGTAGCTTTTAGATTAACTTTTTTTGGTGGGGTAACACATTCTAATAATGGGATTCAAGGGAACGGGACTAATGGTTATGGTGACACATTCTTTAATCCAACAACTCAGGGAATAAACATTGATAATTTTGGATTGACAGTCGTGTCAAGAACAGACCAAGCAAGAAGTGAAGTTGAAATCGGTAGTAGAGATAATAATTTTGTTGGTGTTTCTCAAATGCTAATTAGAAGTGCTTCAAATATATCACAACATCAAATTAATTCGACAGCAACTGGAACAATTACCGAAGTTGGAATAACTACTTCTTTAGGCTTTTTTAGCCAAAATAGAACAAATGGTACACAATTGAAAATTAATAGAAATGGAGTTGTTGCAACTTTTGCTCAAAATTCATCTACTGTAACAAATAGAAAAATAGCAATTATGGCACTTCTTACTAATACAGCATACGGTTCATTTTCATCAAAGCAATATTCAAGTATGGCAATTCACGAAGGCTTAAGTGATGTTGAAGTAGAAAATTTCCGTACAGCAATAACAAATTTTAATACATCATTAAGCAGATGATAGAAGTAGGTTTATTAACAATAGAACAAAAGTATAGCTTAGTAGAACAATTATACGCTCCTGATAGCTATTTCAACCCTATTCAAGATGCTCAAGATAATTGGGTGATTTCAGTTGAAGAAATGGAGCAGTGTGTAAATCCTGACTATCTTTGGGTGAAAGATTTACCACTGATTGAATACGTACCAAAACAAACACCGATTAATGAAAACTAAACTACTAGTAATAATACTATTGTTATCATCTTGTTCTTTAGAGCGTAGATTAGAAAAGTATTGTCCTCTATGTGTTCAAGAAACTAAAACAATTACAGAATATAGAGACACTACTATTGAAATACCTGGTGAAACAGTTACAGTAGTAGACTCATTATATTGCGATAGTTTAGGAAATGTAGTGTCTAGGTTTGGAGATATATTAAAAGATAAGAATGGTAAGATATTAAGTTTAGAGACAAGGTTAAGAAACAATGTTTATTATTCGAGAGCTAAAGTAGATACTGTCTATAAAACAATAAAAGGTAATACAATATACAAGAAAGAAGTTATCTATCTGAAGGGCAAGGATATAAAGTACATACCTTCGTGGGTTATCTTCCTATCTTATTTAGGAGGAATTTTATTAACTTTGTTACTAATATATATCGTTTACAGAATCATTAAAGCGTACACACTTTGAAAACAAAACTTATACTAATAGCTGCTTCATTTTTATCTATATTATCCCCAGTAATGCCTATGATTTATATAGCGTTATTTGTTATATTAATAGATACTGTATTTGGTATTTGGAGGTCTGTTAAAAAGGGAGGATGGAAAGCATTTAGAAGTAGACGTTTGAGCCATACGTTAAGTAAGGCATTTTTATATTCAGGAGCGATATTAATGGTATTTTTAATAGAAAAGTATATTGCTGGGGATTTAATAGGTCACTTTATATCTGTTGATTTAGTAATGACAAAAATGATAGCATTCTTTTGTGTCGCTACAGAGATTAAGTCAATCAATGAGAGCTATGAGGATGTAACTGGAAAGAATATGATCAAAGCAGTTCGTGAGTTTGTTACGAGAGCAAAAGAAGAAGCAAAAGATTTAACCGAATAATAAGAAAATGAATTTAGATATATCTAAAATAGTTCAAAGTAGACTTAAAAAAACTCAGTATTTTCAGGAAAATACTCCTAAGAATCAAATATATTTACACCATACGGCTGGAGGCGGTAATGCTGTCGCTGTGTCTAAATGGTGGGATAGCACGAAGGATAGAGTAGCTACTGCATTTATTATTGGTAGCAAAGGTACTATTGTTCAATGCTTCTCATCAAAAGAATGGGCGTATCATTTAGGATTAAAGAAAGTTAATTTCTCAAGTATGGGATTACCATATAAGGCACTTGATAAAAATTCAGTTGGGATTGAGGTGTGTAATTATGGACCACTTAAAGAGGTAGATGGGAAGTTTTACAATTATGTAGGTGGTTTGGTTGACCCAAGTAAAGTGACTAAATTAGACAAACCATTCAAAGGGCATTTCCTTTGGGAGAAATACACTGACGAACAAATTGAAAGTTTACGGCAATTGGTTGTTTATTTATGTGAGACCTATGGCATATCAAAAGAATACAATGATGATATTTGGAATCTATCAAAAAGAGCTTTGAGTGGTGATGATGGTATATTTACTCACAACTCTGTTAGGAAGGATAAGTCTGACATGTACCCATGTCCACGAGTAATTGATATGTTAAAAAGTTTGTAATGAAAAAAGAAGGAAATATAAAGGTAGATAAATCAATTGATAGACCAGGTGTACATTCTAAGACCAAGGCATCTAAATTGAAGAGTTCTAAGAATTATAAGAAAAAATATCGTTCACAAGGTAGATAATTATAACTACTGTATCATTTATTATATTTTTTTATTACATTTACTATATGTTAGTATATATAGCAATAAATAAAATAAACAGTAAAAAATACATTGGCTATACCACCAAAGCATTACACGAAAGAATAAAAACTCATGTAATAAAGGCTTATAGTAAATCATCAAAACATTATGATTATAATTTTCAAAGAGCTATAAGAAAGTATTCTATAGATAGTTTTACATGGGAAGTATTATATAATTGTTGCAGTAAAGAAGAATGTATTCAAAAAGAAATTGAATGTATTAAGCACTATAATTCCATATCTCCTAATGGTTATAATTTAACTCATGGTGGGGAAGGTGGTGTACAATCAGAAGAAACTAAATTAAAGATTTCAAATTCTGTTAAAGAATATATTAGGTTAAATCCAGATAAGTACAATAGGATACTTAATATGACATCAGAATCCAGAAAAAATGTAGCTAAAAAAGCATGGGATACAAAAAGAAAAAATGGATATAAATATCCATCAGGGTTTAAAATAAGTGATTTGTCAAAACAAAAAATGAGTATAACTAAAAATAATAAAAATAAATGTGGTTGGATAAATATTAATACTAATGAAATATTATATAAATCCTTAACCGATATGTCAAAATATACAGGTTTAAGTTCAGGCGTATTCAATCACCTTAAACAAGGAAGACAGCAAAAAACTAAATGTGGATGGATGTTTTATGTAAAATAAATATATAATATTTTTTTTTAGTAAATTTGTCTTATGAAAGTAAATAATTATCCGTTAAAGACACCAGCTGCTGGAGATAGACTATTTGGTAGCGATTCAAATGGCGACCAGAAGCAGTTTGATATGTCAGCTGTTAGTAATAACGTATTTCAATATGAGATAGGGGAATATGCTGCTGACCAAGGCGGTGTGATTTTTCATAGATATTTAGATGGAGACACTCAGAATTATTTAGTAGTTGGCTTGACTAACTTATCAACTTCTCAAGCATGGAGTAATGTTGCGTCTACTCTAATAGGTTCTACTGCTCAGAGTACTTGGGATGGATTATCTAATAGTAATGCAATAGTGACTCAAGTAGGGCAAACAAGTAGTGCTGCAAAATTATGTTTAGATTCAACCGATAATAGTCAAACAGATTGGTATTTACCAGCTATTCAGGAGTTAAATTTATTATGG